TCTGACAAGATGATGGAGAGCGCAATGGCTCCCGAAGTATGGAAGGCCGGTGGATACTCAGAGGTAGCAGATTACTGTTTGAAAGACTGCCAGTTGGTGTATGACCTTTGGCAACACGGCCAAAACAATCAAATGGTAAAGGGGTTCTCAATAGACCAAGAGGAAGTCCTCGACTTAGGAGTTGATTGGTAATGGCAACAGCATTAGAATGGGTAGCATGGACAGTATTTGTGATGATAATTAGCCTACTTTTCTTCGCGGCATTCGGCGGTTCCAAGTATTCAGAGACTAACATAGAAGAGTACATGGACAAGTTGATTGCTGAGGAGATGGAACGTAGTGGCTCTCAAGGAAACATGTAAGTTCTGTGGAAAGGAAACAATTCCTATTCGCATACAAGGGCAGATAGTAGGCTCTCCTGTTAAGATGAAGATTTGGCAGTGTAGAGAATGTAAGGGGCTTTGGTCGGATTAATTTCCGGCCAAGGCTCCGCTTTTTTTATCGCAAAAATTGTGACTTTTACTAGTCGAATCCTCACGAATTCGTTCTGCATTAGGAATAAACTATTTTTTGTGTAAAAAGACCCTCCTCCGAAGTTTAAATACGAATAAATGTGTGATTTTTCACTTTCGAAACTGGTCGCGGCCCAGTCGAAAGTCTGCACTACACAGCAAAAAATTTCACATCCAATAAAAAAGTAAAATAACTAGTGGTGTAAATTCTGCACCACATGGATGTTGGGAGGAAAACTGAATGGCTAATGAGAAGGATAGGCATATTGATTCGATGAAGAAAAAACATCCTGACTGGGACTGGGACTACTGGGTGGCACAGGTTACATGATACATACTACTAAAATTGAGTTTGAGATTTATTATAATCAGGGGAAACTGTACAGGGAGAAATGAGAGTTGGAGTATAGCCCCTTTCTTCCTGTCTATATTCTGATGGGATTCTTTCTCTTCTGTGCTTCGTTTCTTCTAGTGAATGAGTTCAAGGAACTAGCCAAGTATTTCAGGAGTGAAGACCAATGATTGAGATTTTGGATATGGGGCTTCTGGATAATTTTAGGATTGAAGTGCCTTTGGGTTTCTATGCTCCCTACTTAGTAGCCCTCGCAGGTGGTTTATTTTCGTGGTTGGGCAGGTTAGACTACCTTGCAATGGAGTGGGCCAAAAGTGAGGCTCTCTAGGGTGGGGTAAAACGACCATCTAGAAAACTAATTTACAATGGGGTTGCATTTTGGATTTACCGTTGAAGAAGGTCAGATTGAACCGATTTCGATGGTGGGATTGCGAGTTAATCTAGCCAAGATGGTTTCTCTGGAAGATTATCCATAGCCTCTTCGGGAGTATCGTAGTCATTGGGCAGGTCGAGAAGTTCTTGTCTGTATGTAGCCAACTCTTCCTTCTGTGCATCTGTCAATAATGAGTATGGTATCGCTAGTTGATACTTGTCCATGTTCAATAGTTCACTGTCTCTCTGTCCTCTTACTTCTTCCCAATCCATAATATCACCTATGCGTCATAGTGAATCCATAATATACCAACCACTTCATGTATCGTATTTGAGGCATTGGCATGTCTCTTGAATCCTATTGAATCATTTGCGGCGAATGATACGGGACTAGACAACTCGATGGTTTTTACTCTCTGATTTGCATTGGCACTTGCTACTAAAGTATCCATTGTAACCACAACATCCACATTAGTTACATCAGCAGTTCCACCACTATGATGTCTAATTCTCCATGTGTCGCTTTTACTGCTATCAGTGCTTAATGTACCTCCATAGTAATGCAAGGTTAGAGCCATAACCTTACCTGCTCTTGGCATAGCCATACTATTTGGACTGGTAGTACCCGCACCACCGACAGGCATTCTCATGTCTATGTTGCTTGTTCCCATATTGTCCCTTTGCCAATACAAAGGCCAGTACAGATTGTAATTGTTAGCACTCGTAGAAGAGATGTTACCAGATATGCTTACTGTCCCATCTCCCTTCAAGGTCATTGTATCATTAGCGGTAGCCCCATCAGAGAACGTGAGGAAATGCATATCCCCATGATTGTCTGTGGTATCTGTGACTCTACCTACTATTGCACCCAAATGGTTGAATTCATTTGCGTTTGCAAGATTGTCATCTTGATTTGATAGAAGTAACGTGGCAGTATTAGAGGTAGTGCTACCATTTCTAGCACCTTGAATTTTCAATGTGGCATCTCGGCTATTGTTTAATTGTGGCCGTACAAGCACAATAGGGTCTTCCGTCAAAGCGTTAGTAGTGGAACCACCGCCCTTGACGATGAAATCACTACCATCGAATGTGAGGTTCTCTTCCCCATTTATGCTATCGGAATCAGATGCAGTTAGTATTCTGTTGTTTGAGAAGTTAGCAATCGAGTCTACTGCCCCGCTACCACCACTAGCATCAGCAAACGATAATGCTCCACTACCATCTGTTTGTAGAACTTGGTTTGCACTACCGTCTGATGTGA